CCCCTCCTGAGCAGGGAAACACAGGCTAGCGCAACCTGCGCGGCCTCACAGCACAGGCAACTTGCGATGACTTGTGGCGCTTGCGATTCTGTGTTTCTCTGCGTTAAGGTGCGTTGCATGCCCAGCCAGATAGCTGCGTTGCATGCCCAGCCAGATAGCAAGTCGAGTGAAGCAGCAGCGGCTGCGACGTGGCATGACTCAGCAAGAACTGGCCGATTTGTGTGCCGAAGCTGGCGCGCCCGTGGACGAATCGCACCTGAGTCGGATCGAACGCGGTATGTACACCCCCCGGCCGAAGCTGCGGAGCGTCCTCGCCGCCCTGCTCGATCTGGACGTCCAGGACTTTGAACAGCCCTCGCAGCCGGACGAGATGGCCGGGAGCGCGGTGTGACGCGCGAGGAGCGGCGGGCCTACATCCGGCAGCTGGTCGACGATGCGCCGCCGCTGTCCCCGGAAGACGCCGACCTGTTGCGCGCCCTGGTCCCGATGGGGGCCCGGCGCAGTGCGCAGCGGACGCCGGCGCTGCAGAAGCAGAACCGCCCGGCCCGCCGTTCGGCTGCCTGACCGCACAAGTACGGGGCCGCGCCCGGCTGGTCCCCGGAGCACGACCCCTACGGCACATCCACACCCACATCCCAGACAGGAGTGGATCACCTTGACGACATCATCTCAGACCCCGCCCGGTGCCCTGCCCCCCGAAGCCTCGCAGCAGCCGAACGTCGTGCCGCTGGCGCAGGCTGCGTTCGCGACGTTCGGTATCGCGGTACCCGCACCGGCGGGGCCGGCCGCCGAGGCCGCGTCGGGCGTCACGGTCGCCGAGGCGGCGGCCGCGGTCCTCGACGCGAGGATCGCCGAAGACGGTGGCGCGACCGCTGAGCAGCTGGCCGAGGCCGAGCGCAACGCCGGGCTCCTGTTCGACGCCGCGAGCGTGGAGGCCGCGGTGGCCGCCGCCCGCGACCAGGCCCGCGCTGAGATCCGCGCCGAGCTCGCCGAGGCGGAACAGCAGCTGGCCGTGATGGCCGGCGCCTACCGCCGCGTGCAGGCCGTGATGCGCCTGTGCGAGGGCCGCCGCGGCGACGATCTGCTGCTGGTCTCCGCCGTGGCGGTGGCCGCCGAGTGCGGCAGCACCGCCCTGGACGGCCTGCCCATGACGCTCACCTGGGACCGCAGCGCGGAGATCCCCGCGGCCGCCGACCCGGTGAAGCGCGTGATCGTCGACTGCCTGTCCTCCTACGGCGGCCGCGCCGCCCTGGTCCTCGAGGGTGACGAACGCTCCGCCCTGGCTTCGCTGCTGGACGCCGAGGTCCGCGACATCCACGCGCCGTGCGCCACGGACGGGTGCGGCACCCTCGACGACTACGACGCGTCCGACCCGGCCATGTTCGGCTGGGCGCGCGTCGAGGTCGCCGGCATCGAGGGCGAGCCCCGCTGGTACTGCTCGCCGCAGTGCGTGTCCGCCGCGCTCGCCCGCGCCGGCGAGGAGCTCGCCGTCATCGACGAGATGGCCGCCACCGACCCGGACGACCACGTGCCGTACCTGCTGGCGCAGGACGAGGCGCGGTGTGTGCGGTGTGGCTGCACCGAGGACGCCGCGTGCGAGGGCGGCTGCAGGTGGGCGCCGAACCGTCACATGGTCGACATCTGCAGCAGCTGTGTGAAGCCTGAGGACCTCGTCGACGAGGCGGTGCCCGGTGAGTGAACCCACCGAGCGCAACACTCTGGCGGACATCGAGTCCATGGAGGCAGCTGCGTTCCGCACCGGGATGTTGGCCCGCCGCCTGTTGGCCGAGTGTCCGGACCTGTCCGTGACGCAGATTCGCCCCGGGTTCGTGGCAGGCGGCAAGACCGAACTGCACATCACGGTGGGCTCCTGCGACGACGCCCGCGCCTGGGCCGAACGGCTCGGCCTGCAGACCGAGTCCCAGATCCATAGCTACACGGTCACCAGCGGCTACGAGAGCGTCTACGAGGCCTGCGAGGCCAAAGGAAAGGTCGACGGGGCCACCGTCCAGTTCCTCGGCACCCGGACCGTTGAGGGCGCCGAGCGTGAGGCGTGGATCGCCGCAAGAGACCAGGCGTCCGACTCCTCGCTGGCCGGTGGCCAGTGAGCGCCGCTGTCGAGCCCGCGCAGCACGGGAAGAGCACCCAGGGCGGCAGCCAGCTGTCCGTGGGCGAGGCCACCCGGACGCTGACGCTGCCTCACCTGCCGTACGCCGACGCCGTCCTGGCCGAGCTCGACGCCGCGTTCACGCCGCCCGCGGTGGTGGAGGCCGGGTTACGGAGCCTGCGTTCACCCGAGCTGTTCATGCGGTTCGTGTGGCCGGTCGGCACGGCGCTGCTGGACGACGGTGTGCGGGACAAGGGCCTGACCCTGGCCTGGTCGCACGTCACCGGCTGGTCCGCGCACGACGCGTACGGCGCGGCGGAGCTCCTGGACGTCGACGTCCTCGCCGACCCGCGCCTGATCGCCATGGCCGCGCTGGACCTGGTCGAGCAGGAGGTGCGGCGGTGGAGTCCGCCGGACGGTACGGCCGGCCGTTGGGCCGAGGCCGTCTACCTCGACATCGCCCTGGGCCTCTTCGACGAGAAGGGCGACCCGACATGGTGATGCACCTGCTGCTCGGCTTCGCCTTGGTGGTCCTCGCCTGGTGGGTCGTCGCCACCGTCGCCGATGAGCTGATCGGCCGCCGTATCCGCCTGCCCGACCGGTGGACGCTGCGGATCCTGCCCGGCCACCTGCCCGCCTACGTCCGAGTGGATCTCGCCCGGGCCCGCCAGGCCCTGGCCCTCGCCCGTACCCGCACACCGGAGGACTGAATGCCGACTCGTCCCGGGCTCGTGGCCGAGGCCGCGATCGCCGTCCTCGCCGCCCGCCTCTCCTACGAGATGCCCGGGCTGGGCCAGGACGAGATCACCCGCATTGCTCGCGCCCAGGCCGCCGAGCTCACCCGCGCCGGCTTCCACATCACCGTGCCCGTGGCCGCCGTTGCCACCACCGCGCGCCGCCTCAAGGCCGAGCGCAACACCTGATCCCCGGGCGGGCGGGCCGTGACCTGACCCCCGTCCCGCCCGCCCGGCCACCACACCCACATTCGGAGTACCTCCATGCGCCGAACCGAGGCGTTGAAGATCATCACTCGTGTCCTGCGGCAGCCCGTCGACGACGTGCCCGCCGCCGACCTCATCTACGGCCGCGCCCTGGCCCACATCGAGAACCCCGCCCCGCAGGCCCCGCAGCCGTGGGCCGTGCAGGTCGACGTCCTCGCCCTGAAGATCGCCGCGCAGCTCCCCCTCGCCGACGACTCCGAGCAGAGCCCGCTGGCCCGGGCCGAGGATGCCAAGCGTCGCCGCGACCTCGGCGGTGAGCTCGCCGCCCTGCAGCAGGGACACACCGACCTCACCTCGGCGCCCTGGTATCCGGCCCGGCCCGGCGACCTGGTCCACGTGCACTACGAGGCCGTCGGCGAGATGGCCGCGTTCGGCGAGACCTACCTCGTCGCCGCCGGCGCCCACGGCTTCCTGACCATGCAGCTGCTGTGCCACACCCTGCCTGACGCTGAAGAGGCGGGCGGGATGGTCGGTTGCTACGCCGTCGACGACGACCCGGACCCGCTCATGGAGCTCTGGTTCGAGGCCGGCCCGCATCGGCTGACGATCGTTCGTGACGGCCGCCCCGTGCACATCGGTGGTGCCCGGTGAAGACCGTCGACCACGCCCGGGCCGCGCGCCGTGCACGGCTGGCGATCCTCCTCGAGGGCCAGCGCGCCGCTCTCGAAGCCGAGGCCGAGGCCCGCCCGTTGATGATCGAGCGCGCCACGCCCGGCCGCAGTCCGCTGTGCCCGCCGGTGGCGCAGGGGGTGGCGCAGTGACCCGGGCCGACCGGCTCAAGCTGGTGCGCCAGCTGCGCACCGAGGGCATGAGCCAGCGCGCCATCGCCAAGCGGTTGAAGGTGTCCAAGGACACCGTGCGCCGCGACTTTGAGCGGCTCGACGCCGAGCCTGCGCCGGACGATGAGCCGCCCACCGAGCCGGACGATGAGCCATCCACCACGGCGGACGATGCGGAGGCGCCGCAGGTCAGCGCAGGTGACCGGCCCGACAGCGACGAGGACGATGCGCCACGCGATGAGCCGCCCGGTGAGCCGGTGGCGCAGCTGCCGCGCCGGGTGAGCGCCGACCGGCTCGACATCGACCTGCGCCGCCGACCGGGCCTGCGCCGGGACCTGGCGCTGCTGGCGCAGACCGGATGCACGGCCGAGGAGCTGGTGGTGACCGCGGTCCGTGTCCTGGCGTCCGGCTACAAACAGGGTCTCGCCGCGGGCGACGTGCTGCCGGGGCGGCCGTTCGCCGTGACGCGCCTGTCCGTCGCGGCCATGACCCTGCCCGGGCCGCGCGTACCGCCGGTGCCGGGCGGGAGCTCCTGATGACCGGGCCGACCGCCCCGCCCCCTCCTACCCCGGGGCGGTCGGCCCCTGCATACCCGTGGCGGGCTGGCCAGCCGGTCCCCGAGTGCCAGGCCCCCGCCGGCTGGCACTCCCTGACCCGGGCCCGGCTGTACGCGTGCGGCTGGCTGTGCGACCGGCACAGCCCGTGGCACCGCGCCGGCCGTCCCGACCCCTCCCCCCGCACGAGATGACGCCCGGGCGTGCCCGGGCCCACCACAACCACCGGCCTAAGGCCGGACGACTCGAACAGGAATCCACGTGTCCGACAACGCCCAGCTCGCCCGTACCGGTACCGCCGGAGCCCTCGTCATCGGTACGACCGTCGTCACCGGCTGGTGGCTCCTCGTCGGCGCCGCGGCCGTCGTCGTGGCCGGTGCTCTCCTGCTGCGCTTCGGTTTCCGCCGGGGCAAGAACGCGGGCCAGCAGTGACCGCCCCGAGAGCACTGGACGCCCGGGTGCACCGCTCGGGCACCGTTCTGGCGGCCGCCGTCACCCTCGTCGCCGCCGCGGTGTGGGCAGCCCACCACGGCGTGCAGGCCGCCTCGTACGGCGACGAGACCGGCAGCCGCCTGGCCGCCGTGTGGGGCGTGACGTTCCTGATCCTGCTGAGTCAGACGCTGATGTACCACTGCGAGCGGCCCCGCAAGGCGTCCCCGCGCGCCCGCCGGCAGCTCGACGCGCTCCACGTGGCGGTGCTGCTGCCCGTCTACAACGAGGATGACGGCTACCTCCGCCTCGGCCTGCGCTCGCTCCTCGAGCAGACCCGCCGCCCGGACTCCGTGCACGTCGTCGACGACGGGTCCACCAGCGGCGACTACGCCGAAGTGCGCGTCTGGTGGCTGCACCAGGCGCGGCAGGCCGGGATCGTCACGACGTGGCAGCGCACGCCCAACGGCGGTAAGCGCCACGCCCAGGCCGCCGGCGTCGAGGCCTCGCCGGAGGCGGACGTCTACATCACGGTCGACTCCGACTCGTGCCTGGCGCCGAACGCCGTCGAGGAGCTCCTCATGCCGTTCGCGAAGGCGCGGGTGCAGTCGGTCGCCGGCATCGTCCTGGCCACCAACCACCGTACGAACCTGCTGACCCGGGTCACGGACCTGTGGTTCACCACCGGCCAGCTCACCGACCGGTCCGCGCTGTCAGCGATGGGCGCCGTCCTGGTCAACTCCGGGCCGCTCGCCGCCTACCGGGCCCCGGTGGTGCGCGACAACCTCGGCTCCTACCTGGGCGAGACGTTCATGGGCCGCCCCGTCGGGTTCTCCGACGACAGCCTGCTGACCCTGTACGCGCTGCTGCGCGGCCGCACCGTGCAGCAGCCGTCCGCCGTGGTGTTCACCGCCCTGCCGGAGAAGCCGTCCCACTTCGCCCGCATGTACATGCGGTGGATGCGCGGCTCCACCATCCGCTCGATATGGCGGATGCGGTACCTGCCGCTGTCGGGCTGGGCCTACTGGGCCCACCTCCTCAGGTGGTTCCAAGTCGCTTTGTCGACGGCGGTGCTGGGCTGGCTCCTGGTCGTCGAACCGCTGCGCTACGACAACCCGCCCCCGGCCAGCTTCCTGGTGGTGCCGTTCCTCATCGGCTGGGCGCAGGCCCTGCGCTACCTGAGCGTCCACCGGTCCGACGAGCGCATGCGGCAGCGGGCCGTGACGTGGCTGCTCATGCCGCTCGCCGTCATCGGTGCCTGGACGGTCCTGCGGGTCATGCGCTGGTACGGCGCCGCCACCTGCGCCCGCACCGGCTGGGGCACGCGGCAGAACGGCGCTGAGGTGTCCCTGACCACCACGTCGGCGCCCCTGCCGGAGGCCGCCGAGACCACCCTGCAGCTCGCCCTGCCCGCCCCCTGACCGGCGGGCGTCCGAACCACCCTCCGCCGGGCCCCGGGCCGGGGCCCGGCACCGAACCAACACACCTGTGAGGACCTGATGACCGAGCCGATCGCCAGAGCCATACCGTCGCCCGCCGTCCTGGCCCGGGCACCGCGGCCGCCGCAGCCCCAGCCGCGGCCGGTGCCCGTGCCGGTGCCGCAGCTGCGCCCGCAGCCGGTGCAGGAGCCGTACGACCGCGACCGGTGGGAGGACGCCGTGTTCTCCAGCGAGCTGCACGCGAACGCCCGCCTGGTCGCGCTCGCCCTTGCGCACCGTGCCGGCGTCTCGGGCTACCTGCCGATCGACGGCCCGCAGAACGCCCACCGCCTGGCCGAGCGCACGAACCTGAGTCCCAAGCAGGTCCGTATCTCGATGCACCTGCTGGAGGAGGCCGGGTTCATCAGCCGCCCGGATTACGACACCTGGCAGCCCAAGGAGCTCGTCCGCCCGGTCACCCTCGTCCGCCCGGCCCCGCCGGTCACCAGGAGCGAGCCAGCGCATCCCAGTGAGGCCGAGGGGTGAGCGGGGAGCAGTTACCGCTGCTGCCGGCCGACCCGCCCCGCTGGGGCGGCCCGGCCGCCGTCAGCACCGACCCGATCCGCACGCAGGGCCGCGTTGAGTACGCGGTCCGCTGCGACGGCGCGAACGGCTGCGGCATGGTCCACCGCCACATCGCCCCCGGCATCCGCACCGCCCCGTGCGGCGCCACCTACACCGTTCCCGACGGCGACGAGCTCGCCGACGACTCCTCCTAGGACACCGTGCCCCAGTCGCCTGCAGCCGCTGAGCCTCGCCACCTGTGTGGCGAGGCCGGTGGCGTTGCGTCTGGGGACGTCCTGCCGCCGTGGCACCGCCAGAAGGTGAAGGTGCCGAAGCGGGTGTGGGGCAGCGGTGCCTACTCGCACAGCGCGGTCGCGTACTGGGCGCAGATCGCTGCCCTCGCGCAGCGTTCCGAGCGGTGCCGCGCCTCGGTGGTCACCCTCGCCCGCTTCATGGGCGACGCGAAGCGGACCGCCGAGCGGTATCTGGCCGAGCTGTCGGCCCCTGGGCCGGACGGCGAACCGGAGTTGTCCACCATCCGCCACACCGATGCGGCCGGCGACGGCGAGAGCGCCGAACGGTGGACCCGCCCGGCCATGCGCGGCGAGCACTTCGCCTACGTGCCCATCGCGGCCGCCAAGACGCTGCGCCGCCCCCTGTTCGTCCTGTACTGCGCCCTGACCTACGCCACCGCCACCCGCACGCCCGTGACGGCCGCCGAGCTCGCCGAGCTCTTGGGCGTCACCGAGCGGTCCGCCCGCCGTATGACGGACGAGCTCGAGGCCCTCGGCTGGATCACCGTGCACCGCCGCGCCGGCACCCACGGCCGCCACACCTACACCGTCCACGATCACCCCCTGCGCCCGGTGGCCGAGGAGCCCGTACGACCGGACACAGATGGCGGATCGGGTGCGGACAGGACTGGCGGATCCCTCGCGTATAAGGAAGACGCTGGACTGACTGACGAGAGCACCACGCAGGTGGGTGGGGCTTTCCGCCGTAGGCGAGATGACCGTAAGTGGGTCGCCGAACCTGTGGATACCGTCGGTAACAGTTCTGTGGTGCCGCTCGCCCTGCGCGGCTCTGTGCGCCCCGCAGAGCGCCCCGCGCACGCCGGACCCCAGCTGACCCTCAGCCCGCGCGTCTGGGCCGTGCTGGCGCCCGTGGCGGATCTCCTGCCCGTCGCCGGTGACTTCGCCGTCCGCCGCATCGCCCGCGAGATCGGCCGCCAGCTCGACGAAGGGATCTGGGCCGACGACATCCGCGACCAGCTCGCCCGGCTGCGCGCCTGGACCCCCACCGAAGACATCCGCGACCCCGGCCGGTGGATCCTCGGCGCCGCCCTCCCCGTACGCCCCGGCCGCTGCGGCAGCGACGCCTGCTATCTCGGCTTCCAGCGCTACACCGGAGCCCCCTGCAAGGCCTGCGCCGAACTCGAGGCCGACCGCCACCGCGGCGCCCACCCACCGCATACCGCCGGCCCCCAGCCACACGCCTGCACCGCATGCGGCTGGACCTCACCAACCCCCCTGCCCCAACAGCGCTGCGCCACCTGCAGAACCGCCTGAGAGGACACATCCTGCGATGCCGTACCCGCCGCCCACGCGCCCGCCCGCCCCCAACGGCCCCGCACGGTGCCCCAGATGCCTCGCCGAGGTGCTGTGGTGCACCACCGTCAACCAGCGAGCCCAAATGGTCGACCGCGACCGCAACCCGGGCGGCAACCAAGCCGTACGGCAGGACCACACCGGCCGCTACCTCGTCCGCCAACTCACCCGCGAACGCCCCACCCCCGAGGCCGGCGAACACCTCCACATGCCCCACATCGCCAGCTGCCCCGCCGCCGCACCGCGCACCCCGCGGCCGCCGGCCCCGCGCGGCCGCCACGGCGTACGACCCGTCAGGTGGCAGCGATGACCACGCACACCAACCCGCACCAGAAAGTGATCGCCGCCGCCCTCGAGGACTGGTGGATCACCACGGACCCCCTCGAGCCGTTCGACCCGGACACGGTCGCCGACCGAGTCGAGCTCTACCTCCTCACCTCCGGCTACTACATCGCCCCCGACACCGGAATACCGCCCATGCACACGCCCGCCCCGCCCAGCCGCACCAGCGTCGCCATCACCACCCTCCTCGCCCTCGCCTGCCTCGCCGGTGGCCTCGCCTCCATGGCACACGACAACTGGTTCTGGGCCATCGCCGGAGCCTCCGGCGCGTTCATGCTCAGCCTCGAAGTCCGCGACGAGCTCGCCGAGCGCCGCGCCCACCGCCGCCAGGGAACGCGATGACCCCCGGACAGGTGTTCACCGTCGCCGCCATCGGAGGCCTCGCCGTCGTCCTCGGCCTGGTCCTCGTCGTGCTCCTCGCCCTCGCCATATACGCCGCGGTCGCCCGGATCATCGACCTGCACGACGCCCTCCGCGAGCGCCGCGCCCACGCCCGCGAACGCGCAGCCGACCTCGCCACCCTCCACGCCATCGACGCCCTCGGCACCACCAGCCACCCCAAGGAGAAGTGAACCGATGACCCCCGACGACATCCACGACCAGGTCGACAACGCGGACCGAGACTGGACCGTGAGCGGCGACGCCATGCGCTGGGCCCCGCCCAAGCCTCCGGTGCCGCCCGTACCGGTGGTGCCGTTCACCGGCCGTGCCGCCGCCCACGCCATGCTGGTTCTGCGCCTGGTGGACAACCACGGCCTCACCCCGCCGGCCGCAGAGGCTGCTGTCCGCGCCGCCCACACAGGCGAGCCCACCGAGCACAGTGAGCTCGTCGCCGCCGAGGCCCGGGCGGCCGCCGCCGAGATGGGCCAGCAGCTCACGCAGACCGTCGTGCACCTCTTCCAAGCGATGCAGCCCGCCCTGCAGGCCGCGGCCGCTGCGGCACGGAAGTTCGCCGAGGCCCTGCAGCAGGCCTCCAAGGACGACTACGAACTTGCCCCGCCGCCGATCCGGCCAAAGGACCGGCCCGCCTGGCAGTCGCCGTACGGTCCGCCGCCCACCCGCCGGCGCTGACCACCTCGCGCGCACGCGCGCCTGCGATTGCGTGCGCGCGATCGCAGGCGCGCGAGACACCCACGCCTACCCGTCAGTACTCATGACCGCCGCCCACCGGCTGGAGACCCGATGACGCACTTCCGGATGATCAAGCCCGGGAACCTGTTCCTCACCCACAACACCGGCCTGCAGATCGCCGAGGATGCCCACTGCAGCCACGGCCAAGCCGCCGTGCTGCTCATCCTGTTCGGCCACTACCGCTCCGGACAGGGCGCCGAGCGGCTCGACGCGATGCTGCCCCGCTGCGTGCTCGCCGAGATGGTCGGCTCCCTGCACGCACAGATCCTCCGCGACGAAGGCCCCGACGCCCTCCAGCACTTCCAGGACGAAGTCGCCATCTACGCCGACCAGTCCGCCGCAGCCCTCGCCGAGCTCCATACTCAGCGCCGCGACTGCTGCGAGGCCGGGTTCAGGACCAACGGCGCCGAGCACACCTGCGGCCGTACCGACACCGGAGCCGACCGTGAGTAGCTGCACCATCTGCCACCGCGCCACCGACGCAGGCCTGCACGCCTGCCCCCGCCACACCGCTGAACTGCACGCCTGGCTCGCCGAACTCCCCGAGCAAGCCCGACTGCTGCAGCAGTTCCTCACCCCCGCCAGCACCCCAGCAGCAGGACGTCTCGGCGGCACCGGCCGCGCCACGGCCCCCGTCCCCGTCGACCTACGCGTGCTCACTCTCCTCGGCCCCGGCCACGCCGACGCCCGCCACGCCGACGACGACGGCACCGTGCCGATCCTCGCCTGGCTCGGCGGCTGGGCCGGCCACATCGCCTACACCTACCCCTCGACCGCCCGCGACCCGTACGGCACCGCCCACGTACAGCCCTGCGAACAGGCGCGGCCGCGCCACGGCGAGACCATCACCGGCTGGTGCCTCTGGCTCACCCGCTACCTGCCCTACGCCCTCGCGCACCCCTGGGTCGGCGACCTCCACCGCCAGCTCGGCGACCTCATCGCCCGCATCCGGGACCTCACCCACGCCACCCCCCACGAGCATCACAAGGCAGCGCCCTGCCCCCATTGCGGCACCTTCGACCTGGTCGCCATCGACGGTCAGTGGGACATCACCTGCGAGACCTGCGGGCACCGCCTCACCCCCGAGGCGTACGCCGAGCACCGCACCGAGTTCCTGCAGGCCCACCAGGCCGCCAGGGACACCGCCGCCGCCTGACCGACTGTCACCGCCCTGTGCCACACTGCCCCCGGCAGCACTCGACTCGTCCCGGTCGACGCCGCTTCACACGGCCCGCCCCGACCTGAACGGGGCGGGCCGGCGCGTCCCTGCTGGACAAAGATCGCTACTTAGCGCAACACTCGTGCCAGCAGAACACGTGTGCCCATACGGCCCCGGAGCCCATCCCCCCGGCTCCGGGGCCTCGGCATGTGCACAGGAGGTGACCATGGACCACCTCACCACCACCGAGGCCGCCCAGCTCGCCACCACCTGGCGACGACTCGTCTCCGCCGGCGCCGCCGCAGTCACCTCCGCCACCATCCGCTCCTGGGCCCACCGCGGACACCTCGCCCCCAGCGGCCTCGACGACCACCGGCGCCCCCTCTACGCCCGCAGCGCCGTCGCACGCGCCGAACGCGCCACCCGCGACCGAGCCCTGCGCCTGGTCGACACCGACGCAACGGAGGCCCACCCATGAGCGACAACGAACAGGACTTCGCCGCCTGGCGCGAGGAGAACCACAACCGCGCCCAAGCCCACGCAGTCGGCTGGGCCGAACGCGCCACCACCGAGTACAACGAAGCGGTGAGGCACGAGGACGACGCCCGGGAGCGCCAGCAGTACGACAGCGGCTGGCAGCGCGACCGCGCGGCCGAGTCCCGCACCCTGGCCCAGTTCCACGGCGTACGGTCCACCGAAGCCCGCATCCTCGCCGAAATGTGGGCTTCGGTCGCCAAAGCCCTCGACGCGCGACCCACCGATTTCGAACTGGTCCCCGGCCCCTGACCGGACGTGTCACAGGAGTGTCACGCCGCGTTCACGCCGCCCCCACATGTCGCATGATGGCCCCTCAGCACTAACAGTCCTGGGGGGACGAACCATGCGCATCCGCTACACCATCGGCGCACTCACCGCCGCAGCACTCCTCACGCTCACCGCCTGCGAAGGCACCGACGACACCGGCTCCAGCAAGCCGTCCGCCGCCGCCGAGGAGTCCAGCGACCAGGCCACCGAGAGCGACACGGCGGCCGAGGACGCCGACGCGGGCGAGGCCGAGACGGCTGAACTGCCCGACGTCGTCGGCATGGACCTCCAGGCCGCGCAGGACGAAGCACAGGCCGCCGGGTTCTACGTCCTCGACGACCAGGACGCCAGCGGCCAGAAGCGACTCCAGGTCTTCGACCGCAACTGGACCGTGTGCAGCCAGGAGCCCGAGGCCGGCACGCACCCCACGGACACCGCGGTGACCCTGTTCGCGGTGAAGGACACCGAGTCCTGCTGACCCACCGCAGACGCACGGCGAAGCCCCCGCGCCCCTTCACCGGCCGGGGGCTTCGCCGCGCCCAGACGTCCGCTGCCCGGCGACGGGACCGGAGAGATCCTCCCTGTGGGGGCCCGAACGGGTGTCTGCAGGTGTGCGCGCAGCGTCCGGGCAGCGGACTCCAAGGAGGTGGCCATGCTGGCGTACACCGTCCACGACGTGCGGGTGATCCCAGAGAAGCGTGAGCTGCCCCCGCAGGACGGATGGCGCTGCTGGGAGCTGACAGGGATGTGCAGCCTTCAGTGCAGCTGTGGCCACACTGAGGGGCCCATCGTCAACGCCCTGGCCGTCCTCGTGGCGAAGTGGCACATCCATGGGCTCACGTAGAGCCCTGCAGGTCTGCCCCACACCTGGTTGCCCAACGCTCACTTCTGCAGGGCGCTGCGATGCGTGCCAGCGCAGGGCCGGCCGACAACGCACCAGCGCAGCCTCCAAGGGCTACGACGCACGGTGGGCCCGCACACGAGCCGCATACCTACGTACACACCCCTACTGCGAGTGCGAGGAGTGCGAGGCCCTGCCCCCTCTGCTCAGGCCCAGGGCTACCGAGGTCAACCACCGTGACGGGCTCGGACCGTTGGGACCGAGGGGCCACGAGTGGGCCAACCTGCAGGCCATGACCAAGGCTCACCACTCCAGGCACACAGCACGTGAGCAGCCTGGTGGTTGGAATGATCGAGGCGATCTCTGATCTCAAGAATTCTTTTGGAATTCGAATCGAATTTTGATCTCGAAAATTTTTGATCAGAAAAAAGTTTCAGATTGAAAATATTTTCAAGATCAGACCCGGGGGTGGACCCCTGGCCCGTAGGGGGCCCGGAACGCCGGGGAGGGCTCCGGGAAGTCGGTCAGGTTCAAAGGGTCAAGATCGTCACGCAACGTGACGATCGCCGACGCTGCGCAAGGCAGCGGGGAGGAGTGATCACCATGGCCCGTGGAGGAGCCCGCGTCGTCTCCGGACCGGCACCCGATCCGCTCGCGCTGCGCCGCAACCGGCCCTCGGACAAGGCCGGCTGGACGCTCCTGCCCTACGAGGGGCGCCCCGGTTTCGCGCCGGACTGGCCACTGACCGAGCCGGCGGACCGCGAGCTGCGGCTGTGGGACGAGCTGTGGGAACGGCCACAGGCCGTGATGTGGGAGGAGCTCGGCCAGGAGATCGAGGTGGCCCTGTTCGTGCGCTGCCTCGCCGAGGCCGAGCAGCCAGACGCCAAGGTCGACGTGCGCAAGCTTGCGCGGCAGTACCTCGACAGCCTCGGCCTGTCCGTACAGGGCATGCTGCGCAACCGGTGGAAGATCTCGCCCGGCGAGCCGGGCACCGTCCCGGCCGCTGAGGAGAGCGAGCCGACGGAGCCGGCGCCGCGTCGGAAGTCCGCGCGCGACCGCATGAAGGTTGTGCCGTTCCGTGGCCGGGAGGACTGAGCCCGGGGCCGAGTTCGTCGTCGACTTCCCCACGCTGTGGGTCGTCCCGGACTGGATCGAGCGGCACTGCCCCGTGCCCGACGGGTTCCGCGCGGGCCAGGACCTCGAGCTGTACCCGTGGCAGCTGTGGTGCACCGTCAATCACTACCGCGTCCGCCCGGACGCGCGCCCGGGCCAGCTCGCGCCGGCGTTCCACTACCGCCGCAGCCAGGTCGTGGCCCCGCAGAAGACCGGCAAGGGCCCCTGGTCGGCGGCCATCGTGCTCGCCGAGGCTTGCGGGCCGGTGGTGTTCGCCGGCTGGGCGCTGGGCGGTGAGCGGTTCGTCTGCGCGGACTACGGCTGCGGCTGCGGCTGGTGGTACACGTACGAGCCGGGCGAGCCGATGGGCATGCCGTGGCCGACTCCGCTGATCCAGTTGACCGCGACGTCCGAGGACCAGGTCGCGAACGTCTACCGGCCGCTGAAGGCGATGGTCAAGAAGGGTCCGCTGCAGGAACGGATCCGGGTCGGCGAGGAGTTCGCCCGGGTCGGCGAGGACGGGCAGATCGATGTCGTCACGTCCTCGGCCTTGAGCAGGCTCGGCAACCCGATCATCTTTGCGATGCAGGACGAGACCGGCCTGTATACCGCGGCGAACAAGCTGCGGAAGGTCGCCGAGACCCAGCGCCGCGGCGCGGCCGGCATGGGCGGCCGCTCGATGGAGACCACCAACTCGTGGGATCCGTCCGAGGACTCCGTGGCGCAGACGACGTCCCAGTCCAAGCGGCGGGACATCTTCAAGTACCACCCGCAGGCCCCGAAGTCGCTCAGCTTCGGGGACAAGCGGCAGCGCCGGAAGATCTTCCGGCACGTCTACGCCGGTTCGGCGCACGTCGACCTCGACGCCATCGAGGCCGAGTGCGCCGAGATCATGGAGAAGGACCCGGCGCAGGGGGAGCGGTTCTTCGGCAACCGGTGCGTGGCCGGCACCGCCTCGTGGCTGGACGGAACGAAGTGGGCGGCCAAGGCCAAGCCGCGCCGGGTGCGGCCGTTCACTCGCATCGTGCTCGGGTTCGACGGCAGCGACATGGACGACTGGACGTCGATTCGGGCCGAGACGATGGACGGCTACCAGTTCACCCCGCTGTACGGGGCGAACGACGAGCCAACCATCTGGAACCCGGCCGACTACGGCGGCCAGGTCCCGCGGGCCGAAGTGCGCGCGGCGATGGAGCAGTTGATGCACCGCTACGACGTCGTCCGGCTGTACGCCGACCCGCCGTACTGGGACACCGAGGTCGACGAGTGGGTGGACCAGTACGGCGAGGAACGCGTCATCCGCTGGTACACGCGCCGCATGGTGCAGATGCACGCCGCGGCCGAGCGGCTGCGGACGGACGTGCTCAAGCGGAACACGGCCGACGGGCAGCGGGCCGCAGCGTTCACGCACGACGGCTGCGAGATGACGCAGTCACACATCGAGAACACCCGCAAGGCCGAACGGCCGTCCGGGCTGTACGTGCTCCGCAAGGCCAGCCCCGCCCAGAAGATCGACATCACGGTGTCGTCGGTCCTCGCGCACGAGGCCCTCGGCGACGTCATCGCGGCCGGTCTGACAGAGCAGGAAGTGTCCTACTACTACGGCTCGTGAAAGGGGGCGTGGATGGCCACCCTGGCGCAGGCCCTGCAGCTGGTGTCCCTGCTGGAGTCGGAGTTGATCCGGCGGCGCGCGGAGATCGACCGGAACGGCGAGTACTACCGCGGCAAGCAGCCGCTGAAGTTCGCCAGCGACGACTTCGCCAAGTTCCACGGCGACAGGTACAGGGACTTCTCCGACAACTGGGTCCAGGTCGTGGCCGACAGCCCGGTGGAGCGCCTCGACGTCACCGGCTTCCAGGCCTCCGGCGAGGAGAAGGCCGACAAGGACCTGTGGCAGGTCTGGCAGATGAACGGCCTTGACGGCGACAGCCAGCTGGGGTTCCTCGGCGCGGTCAACTCGGCGCGGTCGTTCGTGCTGGTGTGGGGTGACCCCGACGACGAGGACACCCCCATCGTCACGTTCGAGGACGCCGCGCAGTGCATCGTCGCCTACGAGCCCGGCTCGCGCGTGCGCCGGCGGGCCGGGCTGAAGCGGTGGCAGGACGGCAACGTCGACTACGCCACCCTCTACCTGCCGGACCAGCTGTGGAAGTTCGAGCGGCCGCTCTCGCGGCAGGACAAGTCCCCGCAGATGGCCGACGTCGACGACGCGATGCGGCTGTGGCTGCCGCCCGGGGCCGAGGAGCGCCGGCGCACGTGGGAGCCGCGCGACGAGATGGCGCTGGGCGAGCCGAACCCGCAGCCCAACCCCATGGGCTTGGTGCCGCTGGTGGAGCTGCCGAACAAGCCGATGCTGGTGGACGATCCGATCTCGGACGTGTCCGGCGTGGTGGCCATGCAGGACGCCATCAACCTCGTGTGGGCGCAGCTGTTCACGGCCTCCGACTACGCCTCGTTCCCGCAGCGGGTCGTGCTCGGCGCCGAGCGGCCGATGATTCCGAAGCTGAACGCGGCCGGGCAGATCGTCGGCAAGGAGCCCGTGGACCTGGCGAAGTTCGCCGTGGACCGCGTCGCGTGGATCACCGGCAAGGACGCCAAGATTGCCGAGTGGCAGGCCGCCAACTTGCAGGCGTACACCGCGATTATCGAGGTCGCGGTCGGCCACCTCGCCGCCCAGACGAGGACCCCCCAGCATTACCTGATCGGCAAGATGGCCAACCTGTCCGGTGACGCCCTGCTGGCCGCCGAGACGGGCCTGGTGAAGCGGGTCAACGAGAAGAAGTTGTGGTTCGGGCAGGCTCTGCGCGAGGTCGCCCGCCTGATCTACCTGGCCCGGGGCGAGGACGCCAAGGCCAAGGCCATGCGCGCCGGAAGCGTGCTGTGGGCCGACTCGGAGTCCCGCTCCTACGCGCAGCTCGCCGACGCGTTGGTGAAACTGAAGGACATCGGGTTCCCCTTCGAGTGGCTGGCCCTGCGGTACGGCCTCACCCCCACCGAGGTCGCCGACGTCGTCGCGATGCGCGAGCGCGAGGCCGAGATGGACCCGGTGGCCGCGGCCACCGCCATGCTCGCCCGCCGCCCGGGCGCCGAGCCGGACGACGGTGAGGACGTCGACGCCGAGGCGGAGGAGCTGGACGAGGTGCCGGTATGACGGTGCCCGCGCCGGACGAGGCGCACCAGGCCGAGCGGGCCGCGCAGGCCGCGACGACGGCGGCCGCCGTGCGCGCGGTGTGGGGTGGCGTCGACCCGGAGGACCTCGAGGGCTCGTGGCTGGCGCGTGCTGTGCTGGCGGCCGAGCTGATCCGTGCCGGGCAGCTGGCCGCCGCGTCCACGGCCGACCCGTGGCTGCGGCAGACGGTCGGCGAGGGCGAGGGCGCCGTCGACCCGGAGGCGGCCGTGGCCGCGACCGGCGACCTGGGCGTGCCGCTGCTGTATCCGCTGCTGATCGCGCTGAACCGGATCCGGCGCGGCTTCAGCACCACGCTGTCGATCCTGTCCGGGGCGGCGTTCCTGGAGATGGTCACCCGCACGCTGATCGCGGACGCGGGGCGGATCGCGGACATGGCCGGGATGATCGCCCGCCCGCGGGTGGTGTCCTACGTGCGCGTGGTGCACCTGCCCGCGTGCGCGAGGTGCGTGATCCTCGCCGGCCGGGAGTACACCCTCAGCGAGGGCTTCGAGAGGCACCCGCGCTGTGACTGCACCGTGGCACCGCGCCGCCCGGACGACACGTGGGAGCTGCTCTCGCCGCAGCAGCTGTTCGAGCAGATGACCCCCGCCCAGCAGCGCAAGGCGTTCGGCGCCTCGGGCGTGGACGCCATCGCCGAGGGCGCCGACATCGCCCAGGTCGTCAACGCCCGGCTCGGCATGCAAACCGTCACGGCCTACGGCCGCGAGGTGCATGCCACCAAGGAGGGCGTCACCCGCCGCGGCCTGGCCGGGGCCCGGCTCATCACCGGTGATCCGACCGCGCGCACGGCCCCGCGCACGGGCGGCCGCACAAAGGTCGTCTCGGAGTTCACCCGCCGCACCCGCACCGGCCGCGAGCAGCTCGTACGGCTGCGCGGCGCGAAGGCCCCCCGGCTCATGCCGGAGGAGATCTACCGCCAGGCCGACGGCGACCGGGACCACGCGATCCGGCTGCTGAAGCGCAACGGCTACATCGTCTGACCTCGCGTGGCTACGGCCGCGCGACGCCGTGAGGCCGTGCCGCCGCGAAGCGTCGCGCCTTGGCCGCAGTGGCGAACCACGACCGGTAGCCGGTTGCGCAGACGGCAAACCAACCCCGCACGGGATGCGGTTCGAAAGTCCACATCCGGCCAGGGTCGCACGGCCCCCTACTCGACCGCGCGCAACGCGCGGCCCATCCACCCGCAACGGGAGACCCACCATGCACGCACCCCTGCCCACCCACCCGCTCACCGGCGCCCTGGCGCTGGGCTGGCGCAAGGCCCGCCCCGGCGAGGACGACGAGCTGCACCCGATCTGGCCCATCCTCGGCGCCGCCGACGACGAGGACGAGGAGAACCAGGACGACGAGGGCACCGGCGACGACGACCAGGACGACGACTCGGGCGCCGGAGACGACGAGGGCGGCGACGGGGACGACGAGGACGACGACGCCGACCCCGAGGGCGCCGACCAACTCGGCGACCCGGGCAAGAAGGCCCTGGCCCGGATGAAGGAGAAGCTCAAGGCCGAGCGGACCCGACGCCGCCAGGCCGAGGAGCGCGCGAACCAGGGCGCCAGCGATGACGCCGTGGCCAAGGCGACCGCAGCCGCAACGGCTACGGCGAACACCCGCATCATCAAGGCCGAGATCCGCGCGGCCGCCGCGAAGAAGCTGGCGGACCCGCGCGACGCCCTGCGCTTCCTCGACCTCGAGCAGTTCGAGGTCGACGCGGACGGCGAGGTCGACGCCGACGAGATCGCCGACGCGATCGAGGAACTGATCAAGAACAAGCCCTACCTGGCTGCCGCAACGGGTCGCAGGTTCCAGGGCTCTGGCGACGGCGGCGCCCAGCGCAAGGCGGGCCGGCCGAAGCAGCTCACCCAGAGCGACCTCAAGAAGATGACCCCGGACCAGATCGTCAAGGCGCAGAACGACGGCCGCCTTGAGGACCTGCTGGGGTCTGGCTGACAGGAGAACACCCCATGTCCATCCGCCGTTTCGTGCCGGAAGTCTGGGCGGCACGCCTGCTCGTCGCCTGGCGCAACGAGCTCGTCTACGCCGGCCCCGTGGTCGTCAACCGCGACTACGAGGGCGACATCGCCGAGGCGGGCGACACCGTCCGCATCACCTCGATCTCCCGCCCGACCATCGGCAACTACGTGCCGAACAGCACGGTCATCGTTCCCGAGGAACTGACCGACGCCCAGCGCACCCTGGTCATCGACCAGTCCAAGTACTTCGCCTTCAAGGTCGACGACGTCGACAAGCGGCAGGCCAAGGGCAGCGTCATGCCGCAGGCCATGAGCGAGGCCGCGCACGGTCTGGCCGACGAAGCCGACCGCTACGTCGCCAGCTTCTACACCGGGGCGGTCACGGCGAACACGCTCGGCTCCACCGGCTCCCCGATCAACGTGCACACCACCCCCAAGGACTTCTACGACAAGGTCCTGGTGCCGCTGCGCACGAAGATGAAGCGCGCCAACGTCCCCACTGCAGGCCGGTACTGCATCGTCCCGCCTGAGGGCTACGCCTCCCTGCTGATGGACGACCGGTTCACCGACTACGCCAAGTCCGGGCAGACCGACGCCCTGCGCAACGGCGCCGTCGGCCGGGCGGCCGGGTTCGAGATCTTCGAGTCGAACAACACCCCGGAGCCGACCGCGGGCGTGCACGTCGTCCAGGCCGGCGTCAACGGAGCCATCTCCTTCGCCGAGCAGATCAACAAGACCGAGGCCTATCGGCCGGAGTCGTCCTTCAGCGACGCCGTCAAGGGCCTGGCCCTGTACGGCGCGAAGCTGATCCGCCCCGAGGGAATCGCCGTCGCCTACATCGACGCCACCCCCTGATCGGAGGCTGAGCCATGGCACGCACTGCGATCACCGTGCGCAGGTTCCAGCCCAACGGCGTCCACGTGGAGGACTTCGGGCAGGCCATCGACCCCGCCAACGGGATGTCGGTGGCCCGCGCGGAGCCGGAACGCACCGTCATCCGCTACACCAACGACCACGCCACCAACGCGTTCACGCTCATCGTGCGCGCGGGGGACAAGCCGGCCGCCCAGGCGGCCGGGCAGGGCGACCTGTCGGTGTCCGTGCCCGCCCAGGGCACGCGCTGGCTGGGCCCGTTCGACTCCGGACGGTTCATCCAGTCCGACGGGTCGATGGAAATCGACGTCACCGGCGCCAGCCCGCAGGGCGGCATCACCGTCTTCTACCTGCCGAAGAACACCTAGGAGGTGCCCCCGTGGCACGCACCGCTGTTGCGTACAGCAACCTCGTCCCCAACGGCGACCTCGCCGACCCGGCCGGGACGGCGACGAACGCCGGCACCGGCAACGGCCACGTCATCCCCACGGCCGGGCCGAACGGCAAGGCCGTCCCGGAACTGACCCTGCTGCGGGTGACCGCCGGGGCCACCGGCGGCAACGTCACCGTCCTGGCGGGCGACAACCCGCCTGCCATCGCGGCCGGCCTGGGCAACCTCGTCGTCAGCGTCGGCAACAACGCCACCCGCTGGATCGGGCCGTTCGAGTCGGGCCGGTTCCTGCAGAACGACGGCACGATCCTGGTGGACATCGCCACCGGGTTCGTCGCCGGGACCATCACCGCCTTCAAGGTTCCGAGGAACACCTGACATGGCCGAGACCATTCACGTCCGCGGTGAAGGCGGACAGACCATCGAGATGGACCTGCCGCTGCCCGAGCCGATCGCTGACCGGCTCACCAAGGGCCAGCTGCGCCGCGTCAACGCGGACGGCTCTCCCTACACCGGCAGCCTCCTGCCGTCGGCGGACGCCGGGCCCCTCGAGGAGCAGAGCGGCCACGTCCCGGGGCAGGCGCCGCGGCCGGCGGCCAACGCCCGTAAGGCCGAGTGGGTCGGGTGGGCTGTCGACGTCCACGGCATGGACCCCGACGAGGCCGAGTCCATGACCAAGCAGGACCTGGCCGACCTGCCCGACCAGCCGCAGCAGCCGGCCACACCTGCCGACGTCCAGGCCCTCGCCGCAAGCGACGGCCGCCCCGCCGAGGACGCCGACAAGTCGGAGTGGATCGGCTACGTCGTCCGCCTCGGCAAGCTCTCCGCCGAGGACGCGGCGAACTACACCAAGGCCGATCTGATCGAGATCGCGAGCTGACGGGAGGCCACCGTGGCACTGGAACCCCTGGCGACGGTGGCCGACCTGGAGGCCCGCGGCCTGACCGTCGAACCCGGCGAGACGGCGATCGTCGCCACCTACCTGGCGGAGGCCTCCGCCGCCGTGCGGGAAGCGGCCGGCGTACCCATCAGCCAGACCACCTCCACCGTCGACCTCGAGGGCCCGGACGATTCGCAGTGGCTGACGCTGCCCGGCCCTCCGATTCAGTCGGTGGCGTCGGTGGAGATCGACGGCCAGGCGGTCACCGACTGGCGGCTGAGCTCGCACCGGCTGTGGCGGGCGGGCGGCTGGTCGACCGGCTACGGGCCGACAGAGGTCACCGTCGTCCAGACGCACGGCCTTCCCACGGTGACCGACGACATCGTGGGCATTGTCTGCCGCATCGCGGCCGCCGTCCTCGTCCACTACCGGGCCCAGCCCGGCGGCGAGGGCCTGGCCGCCAAGGACGTCCGATCCGAGCGGATCGGCGACTACGCCGTGCAGTACGGCGACGGCGGCCGCATCACCGAGATCGAGCTGCCCGAGTACCTGCGCGAGCAGCTCGCCGCCCGCTTCGGCGGCGGCATCACGCTGGTGAGGTCGCGGTGAGCCGCGTCGGCCGGCTGCTGAACACGAGCGTGCCGGTGTGGCGGGCGAGCACCGCCGACGACGGCGGAGGCGGCCAGGAAACCACCTGGGCGCAGACCGGCACACCGCGCGCACGCAAGTCGCAGCCGTCCGCGCGCGAGCGCCAGGCCGCCGACCAGGCCGGCGCCGAGCTCAACGAGACCTGGTACTTCCACCCCGGCACCGACGTGCGCCGCGGCGACGAGCTCCGCCCGCCCGGCCGGGTGCTGAAGGTGTTCGCCGTCTTCGAGCCGTCCGAGCCCGGCACCTACCTGCGGGCGGACTGCACCGTCCGCCAGCCCACCACCGGAAGCTGAGGAACCACCATGGCCATCCTGTCCGCGCAGCGGCTGCCCCTGTCCGGGCTGCAGCCCACCTACGCCAGCGCCGCCGGCGGCGGCGACCAGGCCCCCGTCGGGGACAAGCTGGTGCTGCACGTCCGCAACGGCGACGCCGCCTCCAAGACCGTCACCCTCGCCACCCCCGGCACGGTCGGCGACCTCGCCGTGGCCGACGCCCAGCAGGTCATCCCCGCCTCGGGGTCGGCGTTCATCCCGCTCAAGTCGACGTACCGCGACCCGATGACCGGCCGCGCGTCCATCACCTACAGCGCGGTCACGTCCGTCACCGTGGCCGTCCTGCAGCTGCCCTGAGCCGTGGCCGTCCGCATCCGCCTGGACGGCCTGCGCGAGGCACTCCGCGCGATCGAGCGCGTGCCCGAAGCCATGCGCGAGGCCCGCACCGAGGCCCTACACGAGTGGGCAGAGGCCGTGCTCAGCACCGCCGAGGACAAGGTGCCCCGCGACAAGGGCAACCTGTGGCAGGCCCTCGAGGAACGCGTCAACGACCACTTCGGCCGCGCCGACGTCGGCGTCTGGGACCCCGCCGAGCTCGAGTACGCGTACTACGTGGAGAAGGGCACCAGCAAGATGGACGACCAGCCCTTCCTGGTGCCCGCGTTCAACGAGCACCGCCGCCAGGTCACCCGCACCTACCGCGCCGCGTTCCGCCGGCACATGGGAGGGGGTGCCGCATGAGCCTGCTGGACACCTGGCGCCGCCAGCTCGCGCGTGAGCTGAAGAAGCGAGATGACGCTGAGCAAGAGATCGCCAGGCTGAAGAAGAAGATCGAGCGCGCGGAGAAGCGCACGTGACCGCCGCCCTGTGGCCGCTGCAGCAGGCCGTCGTCGCGAAGCTGCGCGCCCACGCTCCGCTGACCGCGCTGGTCTCTGGCGTCTACGACGAGGTGCCCGAGCAGGTCGCGCACCCCTACGTGTCGCTCGGCTCGATCACCGAGAACGTGGACGACGCGCACAACCAGCGCGGCCTGGAGGCCTCCATCGTGCTGCACGTGTGGTCCAAGTACCGCGGCTACAAGGAGGCCGCGGGCATCCTCACCGAGCTCGACGCCGCCCTCGACCGCCAGCCGCTCACCGTGGCCGGCTTCCGCGACGTGTCGATCGCGCACCAGCAGCACACCGAGCTGCGCGACCCCGACCCCGACATCAGGCACATCAACGTCAGCTATCGCGTGTGGCTGACCAAGTCGTAAAGGAGTCAGGCCATGGCTGGTCTGGACGCTTTCGGTACCCAGCTGCAGCGCGGCGACGGTGCCACCCCCACCGAGACGTTCATGGCGATCGCGAATGTCACCGACATCACCCCGCCCGGCCTGGAGCGGGAGACCCTCGACGTCACCTCGCACGGCTCCCCGGACGCCTGGCGCGAGTTCATCGGCGGCCTGAAGGACGGGGGCGAGGTCGAGATCGACATCAACTACGACCCGCGCGAGCACGACTCGCTGATCGCCGACTTCGGCGACACCGCGCCCCGCAACTACTTGGTGGTGTGGCCGCTCGAACTGGGCACGTGGGCGTTCGCCGCCGTGCTGACGAACTTCGAGCCGGAGGCCCCGCACGACGACAAGCTGGCCGCGTCGCTGACCTTCAAGGTCTCGGGCAAGCCCGAGATCACCACGGGAGCGTGATCGTGACGACGTACCTGTCCGCAGAGCAGATCCTCGACGCCGACGACCTCGCCCACGAGGACGTGGACGTGCCCGAGTGGGGCGGGACCGTGCGGGTGCGCGAGCTGCCCGGCACCGAGCGGGACAAGTTCGAGGCCCAGTTCGTCGGCAAGGACGGCGCGTCCGTGCGGGCCGAGGGCCTGGAGGGGTTCCGGGCCCGGCTCGCCGCCGCGGCGATCGTCGACGAGAGCGGCAAGCAGCTGTTCCGCTCGGTGGCCGAGACCAAGCGGCTGGGCGAGAAGTCCGCCCGCGCGTTGCAGCGGGTGTGTGACGTCGCCATGACGCTGTCGAAGATGTCCGAGGAGGACGTCAAGGAGCTGACGGGAAACTGAGGAGCCGGCCGGAGCGGCAGTTCTACTTCCGCCTGGCCGGCCACCTCAAGGCCAAGTCCGTCCGCGACATGCTCGCCAACATGGGCTCGGCTGAGCTCGCCGAGTGGATGGCCTACGAGAAGCTCACCGGGCCCCTCGGCGGGGCCCGTGGCGACGTCCAGGCCGCGCTGATCGCGTCCGTCATCGCGAGCGTGAACCGTGGCAAGGGCCAGCGGGCCCCCACCGTCGCCGACTTCATGCCCCGCTGGGACCGCACGAAGGTACGCAAGTCCCCTGAAGAGCTGTTCCGCATGGCGCAGATGGCGAACGCCGCTCTCGGCGGTGGCTTCAACTCCACAACTCCATAGCGACCTGAGGGGGTGATGGCCTTGGCCACGCTCGCCTCGATGACGGTCCGCCTGGGCATCGACACGGACGCCCTGCGCGAGGGCGTCGACAGCGCCAAGGACAAGCTGGCCGGCCTCGGCAAGGGCATCCTGGGCCTCGGTGCTGGTGTGCCGATCGCCGCGGCGGTGGCGGCCGGTGTGGGCGGTATGGCCGCGGCGTTCGCCTCCGCCGGCGTGGCCGCCAAAGCGTTCCAGCTGGCGGTCGGGCCGCAGATGCAGTCCGTGTCCGAGGCCGCCACCCTCGCCGAGGAAGCGGAGAAGGCCGCGGCGGCCGGCGCGGAGGACGCCGCCGAGAAGCAGAAGGCCTACACCGACGCCCTCGCGCAGATGCCGCCGCACACGCGGGCGATGGCCAAGGAGTTCATCGGGCTGAAGAAGGACCAGCAGAAGTGGTCCGACAGCCTCAGCTCGTCGGTCCAAGGCGTTCGGGTCGTTCATCGACGAGATCGACCGCGGCACCAAGGGCAAGGGCCTGGAGACGTTCGCGAACTCCATGGCGAAGGTCGCCGGGCAGAACCTCAAGTCCTTCCTGTCGGGGCTGAAGAACATCGCCGTCGGGATCGGCGGTGTGATCAAGGCGTTCCTGCCCATGTCGGACGAGATGTCGGGCGGGTTCGAGAAGTCCACCGCGGCGTTCGCCAAGTGGGGCCAGGGCCTGAGCGAGTCCGAGGGGTTCGCGCAGTTCGTCGCCCTGGCGCGTGAGGGCGCGCAGGAGCTCGGCACGCTCGCCCAGGCCGCCCTCAAGCTCATCGTGGCGCTGGCGCCGATCATCGGTATCGCGGCGCAGGTGTCGCTGTTCCTGGCGCGGATCATCAACTCTCTGCCGCCCGAGGCGGTCAACGTCCTGGCGGGCGCGATCCTCGGCGCGGTCGTCGCCTTCAAGGCCTTCAAGGCCGCCTCCTCGGCGGTCGAGACCGTCTCCAGCATGATGAACTCCCGCCTCGGGCAGGTCGCCCGCCGGTGGGTGACCACGGCGGCGACCGCCATCAAGTCCGGCGCCCGCATCGCGGCCTCGGCCGTGGCGCAGGCCGCCCGCACCGCGGCCGCGTGGACGGGCGCCGCCCTGAAGGCGATGGCGCGGTTCGCCGCGCAGATGATCCGCACCGCCGCGATCGCCGTGGCGCAGTTCGTGCGCATGGCCGCCCGGGCGGTGATCTGGGCGGCGACCATGGCCGCGCAGTGGCTGATCGCCATGGGCCCCGTCGGGTGGATCATCGCCATCGTCATCGGTCTCGTCGCGCTGATCATCGCCAACTGGGACAAGGTCAAGGCCTACACGCTGGCCGCCTGGAACTGGGCCGTGGCGCAGGTCAAGGGCGCAGTGAACGGCATCCTGGCCGGGGTCGAGTGGCTCTCGCGGATCCCCGGCAAGATTTCGGCGTGGTTCGGTCAGGCCAAGGACTGGGCCATTAAGAAGGCGCTCGCCCTGGTCTCGTGGATCACCGGCCTGCCGGGCCGCGTGAACAGTGCCCTGGCCGGGCTGCTCGGCGTCCTGCGGCAGCGGGCGTCCTCCGCGTTCCAGGCCCTGCGCAACACGGCCGTGCAGAAGGCCCTGTCCCTGGTGTCGTGGGTGCGCGGCCTGCCCGGGCGGCTGATGTCGGCGATCGGCAACCTCAACCGGCTCCTCGTCGGCGCCGGCCGCGCGCTGATCCAGGGCCTGATCAACGGCATCACCGGCATGGTCGGCGCGCTGAAAAGCAAGCTGTCCGGGATCACCAGCATGCTGCCGGACTGGAAGGGCCCGATGCGGGTCGACATGCGGATCCTCGCCCCGTCCGGTGCCGCGCTCATGTCCGGCTTCATGGACGGCATCGCCGCCCAGACACCGGCCCTGCGCGACCAGCTGCAGGGCATCACCGGGTCCATCCCCGGCATGACCGCCGACGTCACCCCCACCGGGGTGCGCCGCGCAGGGGCCGCGGCCCGGGACGTGACGGTGCGGTTCGTCGGCTCCGAGGACGACTTCAACCGGTTCATGCGCCGCTCGGTCGTCGTCTACGGCGGCGGCAGCGTGCAGAGGGCCTACGGGCAAGGGAAGGTGACGTGACGGGTGGACATCACCACCGAGCTCAACCTGGGCGGCATCTGGACCGACATCAGCGCGGACGTGCGCACGGAGTCGGACATGCAGGGCACCCGCGGCTTGTCGTCCTGGGCGTCGGAGGCCGACCCGTCCAGGTACACGTTCGGCCTGAACAACCGGCACGGGAAGTACAGCCCCCGTAACCCGGTCTCGCCGTACTACCGGCAGCTGTCGCGCAACACCCCGATCCGGATCAGCGTCCCGGCGACCACCAGCCATCTGGAGATCTTCGACGACACCGGCACGGTGACCACCCCGCACAGCGCCGCGCTGGACATCGCCGGGGACATCGACGTGCGGGTGGAGTTCGACGCCACCCTCACCGACGCCACCGCCAACCAGGTCCTGATCGGCAAGTGGTCGTCGGTGATGGCGGAGAAGCAGTGGATGCTGTCGGTCTACAACGGCAACCTGCGCTTCCGGTTCTTCACCGGCGCGGGCACCGAGGTGCAGGCCTTCCAGTCCATCTCCGGCTACGGCGGGAAGGTCCTGCGCGCCACCCTCGACGCCGACAACGGCAACGGCGGCTGGACCGTGCAGTTCTGGCAGGCCGACACCTGGGGCGGCCCCTGGACGTCCGTGTCGGCGCCGCTCACCGCCACCGGCGCCACCGGGATGCGGTCGGTGACGTCCGGTGCCCTGCGGATCGGCATCAACGACCCCACCGGCGCCCCGCCCCGTACCCCGTTCATCGGCTACGCCCGTCGCTTCCAGGTGCGCCGCGGCATCAAGGGCCTGGTCGTCGCCGACGTCGACTTCACGCCCCTGGCCGCCGGGACGACGTCGTTCACCGACGGGGCCGGGAACCTGTGGACCCTGTCCGGGGGCGCCCAGGTCGCCCGCCGCGACTACCGCTTCCACGGCGAGGTGTCGGAGTGGCCGGCCGAGACCGACGACGCCGACGTGGACAGCATCGTCCGGATCACCGCGCAGTCGCTGAAGCGGCGCCTGGACTCCGGCCGTGACCCCCTGCAGAGCGTTCTGGCCCGGCGAGTGCCCGGCTACCGCCCGCGCGCCTACTGGCCGCTGGAGGAAGGCGCCGACGCCACCCGCGCCTACAGCCCCATCGACGGCGTGCAGCCGATGACGACGCTGAACATGACGTTCGCCTCGGAGTCGTCGCTGCCGTCCTCGGCCGCGCTGCCCGTTGTGGCCACCCAGAACGGGGCCGTCACCTCCCGGCTGTCCGGGCAGGTGCCCGCGGGCGGCTCCACCACGACCTGGTCGGTGTGGTGGCTGTACCGGCTGAACAGCCAGCCGTCCGATTACGCCAGCTACATGTCGATCCAGACCACCGGCACCGTGCGGGACTGGCGCATCCAGATCAAGGACACCGGCACCCGCATCCTGGGCTACAACTCCGACGGCGTCGCCGTCGTCTCCCAGCTGATCGCCACCGGCCCGGACCTGTTCAACCAGTGGGTCCTGTGCCGGTTCTACGCCCAGCAGGTGGGCGGCAACGTCACTTGGCGCATCGTCTGGCAGGACGTGGGCGGCGACGCCGGAGGCTTCGACGACACGTTCGCCGGCACCCTCGGCCGGGTCACCTCCGTGGGCTCCCCGCCCAACGGCTGGAACCAGTTGGTGGACGGCCTGGCCCTCGGCCACCTGTCCGTGTGGGACGCCATCGACACCGACGCCTACGACAACCCCTCCGCCGTCGGCTCCATGCTGCTAGGTTTCGCCGGGGAGTTCACCGCCGACCGCATCACCCGCGTCGCCCGGGAGAACGACGTCCCCCTGGCCTGGCGGGGCAAGCGCTTCGCCGGCGAACGCGTCGGGCCGCAGCCCGTCGACACCTTCCTCACCGCGGTGCGGGAGGCGACCGACGCCGACGGCGGGATCCTCCTCGACCAGCGCGCCCGCAACGGGTTCCTGTACATCAGCCCATCCGCGCTGCAGAACCAGACGCCCAAGCTCACCCTGGACTACACCGCGCCCGGGCACGTGATCGGCGCCTTCAGCCCCCTCGACGACGACTCCGCGCTGGAGAACGACTCCACCGTCCAGCGCGAGGGCGGCTCCTCGGGTCGCTACGAGAAGCTCGAAGGCAGCCTCAACGTCAACCCGCCCGAGGCGGACGAGGACGGGGTGGGCCGGTACGCCAAGAGCGTCGCCCTCAGCCTCTACTCGGACGAGCAGTGCGAGGGCCTGGCCGCCTGGCGCGTGCACCTCGGCACGTGGGACGAGGCCCGCTTCCCGACGCTGACCGTTGACGCCCGGGCGATCGTGGACCAGGTCCCGGAGGTGGCCCTGCTCGACGTCGGCGACGTCATCAAGGTCACGAACGTGCCCACCAAGCACAGCTTCAACGACCTGTACCTGCTCGTCATGGGCTACACCGAGACGCTCAGCCAGTTCCGGTGGCAGATCACGTTCAACTGCGTGCCCTACGGGCCGTGGATGACGGCCGTCGTGGGGGAGGCCCGGGCCGACACCAGCGGCAGCACCCTCGAGGTGGCGGCCACCGACACCGCCACCACGCTGCAGGTCGTCAACGAGGCGGCCCCGTGGGCGCGCTCGGCCGACTACCCCGGCGACTTCCCCATGGACATCCTCGTCGACGGCGAGCGCATGACCCTGACGGCCGTCACGGGCGCGCGCGAGGACTCCTTCGACCGCACCGTGGCGAGCGGCTGGGGAACGATGGACACCGGGCAGGCCTGGACCGTCACCGGCACGGCCGCCGACTACGCCGTCGGCTCCGGCTACGGGTCGACGACCCAGCCGACCACCGGCATCGCCCACCTCACGCACACCCCGGCCCCCTCGGCCGACGTCGACCTCTACGTGGACGTGGCCACGTCCGTCCTGGCCGCGGGCTCGTCGCTGTACGCGGGCCCGTATGTGCGCGCGAACGGAAATGTCGACTTCTACATGGCCAGGCTCGACTTCACCACGACGGCCGGGATCGTCCTGACGCTGCGACGCCGGGCGGCCAACGTCGAAACGCAGCTCGCCTCGTACACCACCGGCCTGACCCACACCGCTGGCACCTGGTACCGGGTCCGGCTCCAGGCCATCGGCAGCGCCCTGAAAGCCAAGGTCTGGCCGGCCAGCCAGCCCGAGCCGACGGCCTGGCACATCGAGGTCACCGACACCGTGCTGACGGCGGCCGCCACCGTCGGCACCCGCTCCTACGCCAACACCGGCTCCACCCCGGTCAACCCCCAGCTGCGGTTCCGCCGGTTCCGTATCGCTGCCCCGCAGGCGTTCACCGTCGTGCGCTCCGTCAACGGCGTCATCAAGGCCCAGCCCGCAGGCGCCCGGGTGTCCCTGTTCCAGATGCCGTTCACGGCACTCACCGAGTAAGGAGGCGCCCGCGTGAAGTGGCTCAACGGGCTCAAGATCACCCCCGAGCGGTTGATGGACAACACCGCCGACGAGGTCATCACGTCGGGGCTGGTCGTGCCGTCCGGCTGGTCGGTGTCGTCCTTCCAGGGCACCCGCGTGCACGGCATCACCGAGGTCGACATCTTCATCACCCGCACCGGCGCGGCCATCACCGAGTCGTCGGCCGGGTCCGGCAACATCAGCGGCGACCCGCTCCTGTGCACGCTGCCGTCCGGCTGGGCCCCGCCCCGTGCGGTCAACGCCACCTGGGGCAACGGCTCCACCGACGGCGAGGCCACCATCGTCACCTCGGGCGAGGTGAACCTGCGCTCCATCTCCGGATCCGGGGCCATCGCCACCGGCACCAACGTGCGCGTCACCTCGATGTGGATCAGCGAGACGCCGGGCGGCTACTCCCACGACGAGACCACCGACATCACGACGTACACCGAGGCCGGCCTGTTCTGGGTCACCGGAGCCGCGGGCGATGGCGTCTCGGACGACGGCTGGGCGATCCAGGCCCAGCTGGACGCCGCGCACGCCGCCGGCGGCGGCACGGTCATCATCCCCGGCGGGAAGACCTACGGCGTCAGCACCTTCCTGGTGGTGTACGACAACACCACAGTGTGGGCCTACGGGGCCACGATCAAGGCGATCGGCAACTCGGGCCTGCTCAGGAACTTCCTGGGCTCGGAGACGTTCGCCGGGTACAGCGGCCACTCACACATCCAGATCCTGGGCGGCACGTGGGACGCCAACGCCGCCGACGCCGGAGTCGGAACCGTCACGGCAACGACGAACTGCATGGGCTTCATCCACTGCGAGGACATCACCGTCCGGGACGCCACCATCACCAACGTGAGCAGCGCGCATGGCCTGGAGTTCAACAGCACCAGCCGCGGCCGCGCCATCAACTGCCGCTTCCTCGGCTACAAGGACAACAGCGGCGACGGCAGCCGCGACTTCAGCGAAGCGATCCAGATCGACATGGCCGTGTCCGGGTCGGCCGCCATCGGCCTGTTCGACAACACCCCGTCCAAGGACATCCTGATCCAGGGCTGCCAGGTCGGAGCGTCCAGCCGCCTCGGATCCTTCGGCCGCGGGTTCGGCTCCCCCCCGCCGGAGCCGGGCCGTCCGAGGGCTACACCATCAACGGCCGGAACATCAGCATCGTCGGCAACACGATCGAGGGCGCCAAAGACGCATCCGGGATCAGGGTCTTCGGCGCCTCGGGCGGCACCTACGACCAGGTCGAGATCTCCGGCAACAGCGTGCTGGGGTTCAACACGGACCTCTCCAACGGGGTCCATGTGGAGTACTGCTCGCGGCCGAACGTCTCGGGCAACACGATCTCCGGCACGCAGTCCACGGGCATCGTCTGCTTCAACTCGGACGGCGCGCACATCGGCTCCAACACGATCCGGAACCCCGGCTCCAACGGGATCAACGTGACGGGCTGCGTCGGGGCGAACATCACCGGCAACACCATCGACACCACCGCCGCCAACCACGGCGTGTTCAACGTCGTCGCCAACAACGACCTCACGAACTGCGGCTGGGCCGTCGGAACCGCGCTGATCTTCAGCACCGCGGCCATCACCGCCTACACAGGCGGCACCACATCGCCCGGCGCCAACCTCGTCTCCTGACCCCCGCCCACCCCTACGCCCCGCGCCTGCCGGCCGGGGCCTTTGCCATCTCTGGAGGCCACATGGCCACACCGCTCACTGCCGCCCGGCTCGTGGCCGCGCTGCGCGCCGAGGGCTGCACTGTCCACGAGGTGCCCGGCTGGCGCACCAACAACCGCAACCACAAGGGCAAGTGGGGCCCGGTGCACGGGGTGATGATCCACCACACCGTGACCGGTCCGGACGTGGACGTCGTCGGGCTCATCTTCCGCGGCCACAGCACCCTCCCGGGCCCGCTCTCTACCGGCTGCATCACCAAGGACGGCGTCGTCCACCTCACCGGCAACGGCCGCGCCAACCACGCCGGAGGCGGCGACGGCGACGTCCTCCAAGCCGTCATCGGCGAGTCCTACAAGACTCGCCCGCCGGCGCCGCAGGAACACGATGGCTCCGCCGGCGCGGTCGACGGCAACGCCCGCTTCTACGGCTGGGAGTGTGAGAACAAGGGCGACGGCAAGGACCCCTGGCCGGCGAAGCAGTACGACGGCATGGTCCGGGCCACGGCCGCCATCTGCCGCGCCCACGGATGGAACGCCAAGAGCGGCATCGGCCATCGGGAGTGGTCGGACTGGAAGGTCGACCCGCGCGGCATCGACATGGCCGCCTTCCGCCGCGACGTCGACGAGCTCCTGGCGCACGAGCCGGGCTGGTCGCCCGGTGCCGGCACGTACACCGTCGCCAGCGGCGACACGCTCTGGTCGATCGCCGCGTCCCGCCTCGGCGACGGCAACCGGTGGCGCGAGATCGCCACCCTCAACTCCCTGAAGACGCCGGACGCCATCACGCCCGGCCAGAAGCTCAAGCTGCCGAAGAAGTGAGGTAACGATCATGGTTGGACCCATTGAGAAGAAGGTCACCGCGGCGACCGCCGCCGCGTACGTCGGCAGCACGGGGCTGCTCGCCTCGCTCGAGGCTGTGCAGGACCATGCGGAACTGGTCGGGTGGATGCCCCCGGCCCTGGCCCCGTTCGTCCTCGCCCTGGTCCCGGCCGCCATCGCGTTCGTGTCCGGCTGGGCCGCCAAGCACACCCCTCGCACGGACGAGCAGCTGGTGCGCGCGGCGCGGCGGCACGGCCAGTAAGGAGCCACCACCTTGGACGCCACCACCCTCGGCAGCCTGCTCGTCGGGCTGGGCGCGGTCGTCGGCGCGGTGGTGGCCTACGTGGGTAAGCGAGGAGAGAACGCGCTCACCGGCTACTCCTCGCTCACCAACGACCTGCAGGAAGAACGCGACAACCTCAAGACGGAGCTAGCCGCCACCAAGGCGGAGCGCGAGTCCCTCAACACCAGGCTGGCCGAGCAGGCAGCCCTGCGCGCGGCCGACCAAGCGGAGATCGCCCGCCTGCGCGCCCTGATCGTCCACCTCGGAGGAGAGCCGTGACGCGTGCTGAGCAGACACTCGCCCGCCGCTGGCGCAGCCTGCTGCTCGTGTGCACGCTGGTCGCGCTGAGCGGCGCCGTGCTGATCATCTGGTCCCGCATCGATCATGAGGCGGCCCGGGCCGACGAGCTCGCCGCCGAGGCCGACCGCCGCGGCGAGGCCGTCAGCACGCTCGCCGGGGACGTACGGCTGCTACGGGCCCAGGTCAAGAACGAGGGCGCGACGCCGGCGGCACCGGACCCGGCCGACGCCATCGAGGACCTCCCGGCCCGGGCCGAGGTCCCCGTGCCGATACCCGGGCCGCAGGGCGAGCCGGGACCGTCCGGGCGCCCGGGCCGTAACGGCGGTGACGGCACCGACGGCACCGACGGCGAGGCTGGCACCCCGGGCCAGGACGGCGAGGACGGGGCGGCCGGCCAGGACGGCGCCCCGGGCGCGACCGGCCCCCAGGGTGAGCAAGGGCCGCAGGGCGAGCAGGGGCCACGCGGCGAGCAAGGCCCGCAAGGCGAGCAGGGGCCGCGAGGGGAAGCCGGAGAGCCAGGCCCGGACTGCCCGGACGGCTACAGCCTGCAGGCACCCTCATGGGACGCCGACGCGCTCGTCTGCAGACGGACCGGGGCCCCGCCGCCCGAACCCTCACCGAGCCCCTCGGCACCCGGGCCGCTCGCCGCAGGCCTCGAACCGTACCGCCGCCAGTACCCGTAAGAGCAGGCCCCTTCCGCCTCGGGCGGGAGGGGCCATTTCGCATGTCCGGGGAACACGTCGGCCCCCACCGCTGGGCAGGGGCCGATCGTCTGTACCCCTGAGCCGACAGGGGTACGGTTCTGATGTCGAGCAGAACGGAGTTCAGCATGCCACAGAGCATCGAGGAGCACACCGGCGCACGGATCGCGAGGGCGCGGAAACGCCGGCACTTGAGCCAGCGCGAGCTGGCCGACCTGAGCCACGTGTCGTACAGCGCACTGACCAAAGTTGAGCAGGGGCGGATCCCTGCTAGCCCGTCCGTGATCGGCGCCTTGGCCCGCGCGCTGTCCGTCCCCACCACCGAACTGACCGGGCAGCCCTACCTCGAGGAACTGCAGCAGGACCAACTCGACGGGCTGATCAACCCGATCCGCGAGGCCCTCAACGTCTACGACCTGGGCCCGGATCCAGACGTCGCCCCCCGGCGCCCGGCGGAGCTGGCCGACCAGGCCAACGAGCTGTGCATGCTGGTCCGCGAGACGAACATCAAGCAAGCCGCCGCAGCACTGCCGTCGCTCATCTGCGAAGCGACGACCCAAGCGCACACCGCAGGCACGAGAGAGGCGTGGCAGACACTCGCCAGCTCCTACCGCACGGCCTACGACGTCGCCACGAAGCTCGGGTTCATAGACCTTTCCGCGATCGCCCTGGACCGTCTGGAGTGGGCGGCACACCGGGCGTCGGACCCGATCCTGAGCGGCATGCGGCAGTACCTGCGGGCACTGGCCTACCTCCGTGCGAGTGACTACCGCACGGGCAAGCGGCTCGTGCAGCTCGGCATGACCACTCTGCAGCAGGCAGACCGCGGCCGGGAAAGGGACGTCCTCACCGGGCAGATGCACCTCGGCGCCGCAGTGCTGGCCGGCCGCGACAAGGACGGCGACACAGCCGATGGCCACCTGGCCGAGGCCGAGCGGATCGCCGAGCGCACGGGCCCGGCCGAGCGTGTGCACTGGCTCAGCTTCGGCCCGGCCAACGTGGGCGTTCACCGCGTCAGCGTGCTCGCCGAACTCGACCAGTACGCCCAGGCGGTGCAGACGGCCAAGGACCTGACACTGCCCGACGACTGGTTCCCGTCCCGTACGGCGCACCACTACGCCGAAGTGGCCCGGGCCCAGCTGTGGACCGGCCGCACCGAGGCGGCATTCGCGAGCCTGCTGCAGGCCCGCAAGCTGGCGCCGCAGCAGACGAGGTATCACCCGACGGTCCGGGAGACGTTCGCCGGCATCTCGGCAGCGAGGCGGGCGCTGCCCGACACGGTGTCCAACTATGGGTCGTGGCTGGGTATGTGACGCCCAGTCAAGCTATGGCCGGAGCTATCAAGAACCTTTGATAGTTCCGGCCTCTCTATGCCAGCACGATGTGACTGCAAGCACACCGTCTGTGCATGGAGCCGAACATGCCACAACGATCTACGGGGGGCCACGCCCCCAGAGGTACCACCCCAGCGCTATCGCCGGTTGAGTCCGGACCCCTGGTGCTCGTGCACCCCGCAGCCGACCGCCGCTTAGCGTCGGAACACTGGATGCTCTCCACGCTCCCCGCTCCGGCCCGTGACCGGGCCCGGGTGGAGTGGAGGCAGCACGGGGTGACGATGCTGCCGCTGGGGTCACTGTTCTCCGCCGTGCGGATCCCCAGGGCTCTCATCGCCGGCCTGGCCGACAGCAACGAGAACGCGCGCCTGGACAACTTCCTGCGCGTAGCGCTCGACGGCGGGCCCGTCATCTGCGACCCCCACTTCCTGCGGTACTACGCCCTGGTGCCCGCGAGCATGCCGAGAACCTGGCACCAGGCCCTCGACGACTGGCGGACCCAGGACGTGGACTGCCTCGGCCGCGGCAGCTACCTCGGCGTGCCGCAACCGGACGCCGTGGAGTGGACCTGCCCCCGTGCCACCTACTGGTCGGTGCCCATGGACTCACCCGCGGCGCTCTGCGCACCCATGGACGTCGCCCGCATGATCGCCACCGGATGGCGACACGTAGCGCCGGAGCCGGACGCGTGAACACCACCGCCTCCCAGCCGGTCTCCGGCACTCCGTGGAGCCCCGAGTACGAACGCCTCACCATCCACTGCAGCTCATGCCCGACCTGCACGGCCGTGGACAAGGAGGGCGCCAACCTCGCGCGCCCCTGTGCTGAAGGCCGACGGGTGAGCGCGGAGTACCGGCAGTCGCGTCGGGGCGGCTGACCGACCACCAAGACTCCCGCCCCGGGCCGCCACACCTTGGACGGTCCGGCCCGGGGCGGGTTCGTAAGAAGCACGTCCGATCGATCAACGAGGAGAAACGCATGTCTCTGAAGGACGCACTTCGCATCACGATCGCGATGGCCGGCGGCGACGAGGACGACAACGGCGAGCCCAATCCGCCCACCGGCGACGGTGACGACGGCCGCCAGTACGACGCCTGACGCTGACCGGATCTCGTGAATGACGTCGGCCCCGCCCATACAGTGGCGGGGCCGACACCACCACCAGAGAGGGCGCCCATGCCACGGGAACTCAGCGGGACCGGACGAGTCACCATCTTCCCTCTGCTGCACGACTGGGAGACGGGGAGCCGGTGCGTCTTCGCCTACACGACCACCAACGACGGGTACACGGCCGTCGTCGGCGTGATCCCCGTCGAGGGTAATGTGCATGAGCCGGGCGACCTGTTCGCGCTCGCCGGGCGTCACGGGTTCATCGGCGAGTGGAAGGGCAGCCACGAACAGAGGTGCGGATGCTGGCTGGTCTGTACCGGACACGGCGCCCTCGTGACGACGAACCCGCACGGCATCTACGTCCCCGAGACCACGTGGCACCTCGACATGGCGCGGACCGTCGAGCTCGAGGGGGCCTACGCCGGGCACACCAGCGTCACCGCCGGCCGCATGCGGCTCGAAGACTCGGAGCTGGAGGCGCAGGCCCGCGCGCTCCTGGACCGCCCGCTGGTCGCCCAGTAACACCCCTCGGTCGGCCCCGCTCGTCTACCCCGTGGCGGGCGGGGCCTCCTACTCCCCGACGAGGTCCCTGAGCGGCACGCCGAGGACGCGAGCGATCCGCAGCAGCGTGGACAGCTTCGACTCCTCGCCGGTCTCGACGCGCCAGATCGTCACGCGGTCGATGCCGGCGGCGAGGATCAGCCGCTCCTGGGTGAGGTTCTGCCGCTCGCGTTCGGCGCGGATGCGGTTACCGATGGCCCGGCGTTCTTCGGCGAGCCAGGAATCGTCGTCGGGCAGCACGTGCATCCGACACACGCTCGGGTGATCTTGACCCCATGTCTGCTGACTGCATTCAGCATTACATGATCTTGGAGTGCGGGGGTACCAGAGCGGAGCACCCCCCACTGCAATCGGCCCGCCCCAGCGCCAGCTGCCACGCGGTTCGGGGCAGGGTCGCAGCAGCGCCTCCGGTCTACGGGCCGGGGGCGCTGTCTTTTGAGGTTAAAGGGACCCTCTTTCGATGTACTTCCTGGCAGGTGTATCGCTTTGGGGCCCTATTCCTGATACCTAGATGTCATGAACGACGGAAGGCTGCGCGCCCGGGAGTACCGACGACTCTCGGACGCCAAGGGTGGGACGTCCATCGAGGACCAAGGCGTCGACAACGAGGATGCTGCGGATGACAACGGCTGGGATCTCGGCGAACCGTACGTAGACGAGGGCCTGAGCGCGAGCCGGTACGCCCGCCGGCGCCGCGATGACTTCGACCAGCTCGTCAGTGACCTCCAGAGCGGGCCGACCGGACGTGAGAGCCGGTTCGAGGCCGACATTCTGATGCTGTGGGAATCCTCCCGCGGTTCGCGCCGTGTCGGCGAGTGGGTCTCCTTCATCGAGCTGTGCGAAGAGAAGGGCGTCCGGATCTGGGTCACGACCCACGAACGCCTCTACGACCCCGCCAACGGCCGCGACCGCAAGGCATTGATCGATGACGCGGTGGACTCGGAGTACGAGTCGTACAAGACCCACCGCAGGGTTTCACGCACGACGATCAAGGAGGCACGCAAGGGCCGCCCTCACGGCGAGGCGCCGTACGGGCTGAAGCCCGTTTATGACCCCAGCACTGGCAAGTTGGTCACCTGGGTGGAGGACAAGGAGCGCTCCATGGTGCCCAAGGAGCTGTTCGCGATGCTCCATGAGCGGCACACCTTTGCCCACATAGAGCGCACGTTCCGGGAGCGCGGCTACCTGAACAGGTCGAAACGGCCTTTCGTGCACGGGCACCTGCGCCGCATGGCGCTCATGCACTCGTACGCAGGCCTTCGGTGCTACAAGGGCACTGTCTACCCCGGGATCTGGGACGGCCTGGTAAGCGAAGAGGTGTTCTGGGACGTCTACCACCACATCACCGATCCCTCCCGCGCGACGTGGTCCGGCGGGGGCGCTTGCCACGACCTCACCGCCGGTCTGCGGTGCGGCCGCTGCGAAGTCCTGTTGGCTCCCCGGTACGCGGAGGGGCACCCGCCGGTATACCGCTGCAGCAAGTGCGGGAGGAAGATCCAAAAGAAGGCGGTGGACGAGCTGTTCATCGGCACATCAGATGACCTCGGCCTGGTGCTGGAGTATCTCGCCCGCGACGATATCTACGAGATCCTGCGTGCGCCGGACAGCGACGATGCCACCGTGCGGGAGGTCAAGGCTTCGCTGGCCAAGGCCCGCGCCGAGCGGGACAAGATGCGGAACGCGAAGGGTAGGACCCTCGCCGAGGTGCAAGTGCTCGCCAACTCGCTGCAGGCCCTCGAGGACCAGGTGGCCGAGCTCGAAGCGCGCGAGCGGGAACTGACGGTACCGTCCGCCGTGCTGAGCATCTTGAAGCCCGGCGTCGACGTGTACACCTCGTGGCAACAGGCTCCCATCAACGCCCGCCGCGCCGCGATACGGCTTCTCCTCAGCCCTCGCTACCTCGGCGCGCCCCACATCCTCGCCGCGTCCAATCCCGGTCGGTACCAGCAGTTCGTCGAGCGAATCGAGTGGCGCAGAACCGAGATCGGCCCCGGGGTCACGGCGGCAGACGGGCGGTAGTGGTCCGCTCTGCTCAGCAACTGGCGGGGCCAGCGCTGCTGAGCAGAGCGGAGTCCCGAAGAATCGTTACGGCACCGTCAGTGGAGCCGACGGGCGCAGCACCGGGTCGGGGGGCGCGCCGGCCGAGTCGGGCGGGCACCGGAACCAGCACTGCAGATACACCCCTCGGCGGGCCAGCCGGTACAGCATGTCGTTCATGTCGTTCTGCAGGCGGTGCGTGCACTCGTCTTCGTTGACGAGCCATATGCAGGTGCCGGCTTCCTCGGCCGCGGCGACGAGCCACCCTGCGGGGAGCCATGCGCCAGGTACACGCTCCCAGCGTGTGACCGAAAGCCAATGCCCTTCAGGCGCAGGGGCGCCGCCCTGTCGCCAGGCTCCGTGAGCGACTTGATGGCTGGAAATCCGCGTGAGCTGCCGTGCCAAGCGTTCACTGACGTGTGGCGGCGAGAAGAGCACGGCCACGCGGTTCGCGGCCGGGGCCCGCATGTCGACAATGCAGCCCTCTTCGAGCTCTCCTTCCTCGGCCCATCGGTACTGCACGTGCCTGTGGGGCGTGTTTGACACACTGCCTCCTTGAGCTGCCGCGCCCCCTACCCGTGCGGGGGAGGAAGGCGCTTGAACTGACCGATCCGCTGCCACGCGGGGGCGACATCATGCACACGACCGATCACTTTTGGCCACGGTGCAACTACGGATAGCCCGTTTGAGTGATCTCAAACTGCCGCAGACTCGCCCGAGTTGGATGTCTGAAAGCCGACCGGTCGCCCGGTAAAACGGGCTGACCACCCCGTCACTTTCTCGGGGCTCGTCGGTACATCCGTAGAAGGGCCTGCAGCTTCTGGTGATCCTCGGGGCTCACCGGACCCACACCCACGGCCCGAGACTGGCCGTCGTCGCTCCACACGGAGTGCACGTTCATGAACTGCACGCCCGCTGCCTCCTGTACCCGTGACGGGTCCAGATTCAGGGCGTACGCCAGAGCGTCCAGCTGGGGAAACTCGGGGAACTCGTCCGGAGCCAGGGCGGCCCCTTCTAGGCGGCCCAGCCAGCCCACATCGAGCGCCGCGGGAGTCCCGGGCGCGGCGGCGGTGAGCCGCGCGACATCCTCCAGGCTGAGGCCGGCCGCAAGCCGAGCTTCAAGCATCATGGCCGAGAGATCTGGAGTCCCGTACGGCGCGGGGTCAGCGTGGTTGGCTGCCTGGGTCGCTTCGGTCTCGGCGAGATCGCGACGGACAGCCTGAAAGACGTCTTCCAGATCATCCGCCCCCAATCCCAGCTTCTGGGCTGCAGCGCTGATGACGAGCCTCAGCGCTTCGCCGGGAAGCAGCCCAGGATCCTGCGCGGGAGAACTCTCCGGGTCCGGCTCGCGCGCGATCGGCGTGCTGCCGGCGAGCGCGGCCCGTACGCTGCCCGGCTCCCACCGCAGCGCCTCTTCGAGTCTGCGAGCTGTGAGGTCGGCAGGGCGTGAGGTGCCTCGACGGATCGCACGCAAGGCCTCGTACGAGACACCCGCCGCCGCGGCGAGGTCGCGCCACTGAAGCCCGAGTTCCAGGCGGCGCTGGTTCATCGCGTCATCGACATCTCGACCCCTCCTGAGCAGGGAAACACAGGCTAGCGCAACCTGCGCGGCCTCACAGCACAGGCAACTTGCGATGACTTGTGGCGCTTGCGATTCCGTGTTTCTCTGCGTTAAGTTGCGTTGCATGCCCAGCCAGATAGCAAGTCGAGTGAAGCAGCAGCGGCTGCGACGTGGCATGACTCAGCAAGAACTGGCCGATTTGTGTG